TCGCTACCTCGATGTCATCAGCGACGATTATGTCGGCACGACTACCCGTCAACTGTGACGTTATACCAAGTGATTTAACCGATGGTGCGTGTGAAGCGGGAGCAGGGCCGACGTCAAAGCTGATCTTAGAAAAGCGTTGTCCGTCCTTTGGCTTGAGTCCTGCGAGTATAGGTAGTTCGTTGATAAGACGTAACGTAAATGTACTAAAGTCATCAGAACGCGTTTTAGACGCCGATACCACGAGGATGTTAAGCGCCGGGTTTAGGTACAACTGATGAACGACATAAGCCGAACACAGCCACGATTTACCGACGCCTCGAAACGCTTGTATGACGGAGCGTTTAGGGCCGCCTTGTAGGTACTGACAGATGTCGTATTGAAGCGGCGTTGGGTCGGGTAGTCCTAGATGTTTCCAACAGATGTATACGAAGTTACGAAGGTCTCGTAGTTCGTCAGGTATGTTGCTCATCAGTTCGACTGACGCATCGCTTCCTTGTCGTCATCGGACGCTTCAAACGGCAGGACTTCAGCGAGGTTTCCAAGCGGTGATCCTTGTTCGGTAACGGATATAATAGCGTTATCTTTTAAAAACTGTCTGGAGCCGTTAAGGATAGCGGCGTTGTAGTCGCCTGTTTCCCGCATCTCAAGGATTGCTTCCTTGTAGACATCAGCGGTTAAGATTTGTAGTTGTTCTAGTTGTTCTCGTTTCTTCATAATAGTTGTTACTTCCCTACGCGTTTTAAGGCGAGATTATGAGCTTGTGTAAAGTTGCGTCCCTTTTTCATCTCCGTCTCCATCAACTTCATGTGTTTCTTAGAGTGATGCTTGGAGTGACGTTTAAGGGTGAGCTTTTGTCTTTTGTTCATGGTTCAGCATTTCCAACGCCTCAACGCCAGAGCCTTTCTAGTTGGTCGTCCTTTGCTGTCTTTCATCGGGCCTTTAACGCCGCCCATACGCGCACAGAACGACCGCTTACGACCGCCTCCACCCGGTTGAGGGGCTTTGAGGTTCGATCCTGTCTTACTGTTGTAATACGCCCGTCCTTTCGCGGTTAAGCCGCCCTTCTTGGACTTGTGTTCTTTGCGTAGTGATACTCCTTTACGCTTCACTTCTTCGGAAAGCCTTTCTTCATATTACTGTAAGCCTTCGAAGAGACTGTTGATTTACTTTTAGGACGACTTATGCCGAGTTTACGGCGTCGGTTCATGTTTGCGTATAATCCTTTTCTTTTCATTTCTTCATTAGCATCTCCATCATGCGATCTAGTTTTGAGTTAATTTCTTTTACCGTTACTTCCAACCCGCTCATGCGGTTTTCAACGGCGTTATCACGTTCACGTTGCGAAGCTAGTTCGACCTCTATCTTAGTCAGACGGTCTTCGTCCTTTTCCAAGCGGTCAGACAGTTTCTTAAATATCCAACCAAAGACGCCCATAGCGATCGCTAAAAGCGTGTCTAGGAAGTGAGAGATTGTTTCGGTCATGACGTTATGCGAGCTTCCACCCGAAGAACTGACAACGCTCTAGGTTTTTAGCGCTTCCAGAAGCTTGATATAACTGAACGTTTACGTAGTCGTTAGTCGCCATAAAGAAGCAACGCATACCGTTTTGAGCCGCTTCATGCACCGTCGTCTTACTAAGCGTCGCCCCGTCTTGTTGTACATCTGAGCTGTTGTAATGGTACATACCTAAACGCTGGTCAGTCCCCGTCCCGCTCGCGTGTAAAACAGCGTAAGAAGTGTAGAACATATACGTACCTGCTGACGGCGCTATGAACTTGTTGTTGGCTAAATCGAAGTTATTACCTTGATCTACGTTCTCGGTGTCGAATGTCACGACCGTCGACGCACCGCTTGGGATGCTTTGATTGCCTGAGTTAGTCGCGCTGAAGACGTCGGAGAAAACGCCCGAACTAATCCCCGTCAACTGCGAGCCATCAACAGCGGGTAGCTTTGCGGTTCCATCGAGTTGAACGACGTTGTTAGCGGCGGTTCCAACATCGAGTGGAGCGGCTGTACCGATAGCAGAGGAAGAAAGGTAGGTTGATCCGGCGTCTAAATCGCCGATCATGCGAGAGTGAGTAGTCGTGATTGCCATACATTAGGTGGTTAGAAGGATTAATTAGTGAAGGGCTACCCAAGATCCGCCTGCTCGTCCGTAGAACTTATTAGCGGTGGTGTTGTAAATCATTTCGCCATCGGTCGGACTCGATATGGCATTCATTTGAGTAGTAGTCAGACGAGGCATAATCACGCCTCCAGTTGTTGAAGCTACTTCGAGGGGTGCGGTAGGACTCGCAGTTCCAATCCCGACATTGCCTTGGTTTACTCCATGCCCTTCTTCTAAAACAAATAAACCTCCCGTGTTTGTTGAATCTCCTCCGAGATTTAACGTACTAGCTCCTGATGATCCTATATTAGATATGTAACATGAATTAGTGCCATCAGTATTTTCAATTCCAAGATTACTACCTTTAATAAAGACAGTTCCTGCGTCTATAACTAAATCTTTATTATTATTATCAAGGTCTTTAGAATATATAACGGAATGCGCTTGAGCTGAAGTAAACTTTAAATATCCATTTTGAGCATTAGTTTCGCTAGTTTTATTTCTTTCAACCTTGAAGTTTGCAGTTTCGTTATTTTTTATGTGCAATTGAGTATTAACATCAGGACTCGTCGTTCCAATCCCGACATTGCCGTCGGAGTCGATACGCATAGCTTCGGTTGGGGCTGCATTAATATCCAGTTTGTTTACTTTGAACAAAAGATTCGTTTTCCAATTATTGGACAGCTTCGCAACAATATAAGCACGCGGCCCATTTGAACCGTGATTACTAGCGGCATTTACAGTATGTAGTGAAATTCCACCTTCTTCAGCATGAGGAGTTGTTCCGCAAATTACGCTCAATTTATTTTTAGGATCAGTCATTCCAATCCCGACATTTCCTGCGGAGTCGATCACAAGGTCGGAGGCTGTATTGTTTGTTAATACCAGTAGGTTATTGTTGCAGTCTATATTTGCTGATCCTTCTGTGTTGGCCAATGTGAGCCTTGCAGGATTAGCAGTTGTATTTGTAATAGTCGCACCAAATTGGGGGCTATTTGAGATGATTTCAATTTTATCACTAGGACTCGCCGTTCCAATCCCGACCGCTGTCGAACTAATTGCTAAAGCCGAATTTGTACCGTCACCATCTTGAATGAATGAAGCCGTACCTGAAATACCACTTGAAGCCGCTACTCTTAAACCTTGTGAGTTAAGCGTCACAGGAACCGCATAACCGCGTTGTACAACAACAATAGCGGCGCTCGTAGGAGGCGCGCTTGAAAAGGTAATAGTGTTCGCGTTTGCATCGATCGCATAAGCGGTTGTAGGCGCTTGTAGAACGCCGTCTATAGCGACTTCATACATCGTGTCACCATCGAGATTAATCGCGGGATTAAACGTGAAAGCGGTCGTGGTGTTGTCGCCTGTAAAGGTGTACTTAGATGATACGGTTGATGATCCTGTAATCGTGTTACTGATTTGAGTATCAACATAGTTCTTTGTAGACGCGCTTTGAACAAGGGTAGGGTCAGTAACGTTTACAAGCTCCTGAGACTTTGCATCCCATTTTGTAGTGTCACCAACTTTCTTCTGAAGAGACAGGTCGTTCATAGCCGCGATCTCTTCGTTTAAATACAAGTTATGCAGATACGACTTATCGAGTTCAGTCTCGTTTAAAACCGAACCATTAACGAAGTCTACAAGCGGTGCGTCTGAATCGGCGTTTGAATCGCGTTTAACACGCACGACTTGTCCGGTGGTTATACCGCTTGCCACAAGGACGCGTTTGTCAGGCGACGTTTGAATCGAGTAGTTAGACGACGCTAAAACTGATCCATCGACCTCTACAACGATATGTGAAGCGTCGAGAAATGGGAAGTTAAACACGAAGCCATAAGCGGCGTCACTCGAATCGAGTTGTGCCGACGTTGCGGTGTAGTCGTTAAATGTATTTGCCATGTTATTTTATTAGTTATTCAATTCCGAGAACATCAAGATGCGATAGAGGTCTTCCGCTTCTGTCTGTTTCCAATGTTAAGTTTTCAATGATTTGTAGCAAGCTTTCTTCTTCGCTGTTTACAAACTGAGATAGTAAATCTTTATCCTTTGCCATGTTTTCCATCGTTTTATTATAGTATTTCTGTAAGACGCTGTTTAAATCTTGAAGTCCTTCGTTGACAAACTTGCCGGGACTTGTCTCGCTTTGTTGAAATCCTTTTTCGAACTTCCTGTTCCAAGTTGCGCTATTAATCAATCGGTCTACTTTGTCTTCAATCGTGAGTTTACCGATACGCGTTTCACGAAGTTGTAAGTTAAAAGCGTATTCAAGCGTCTGTCCGATTTCGTTGCGATACTCCGTCATAGGTACACCCGCTATAAGCGTTGAAGGCTTTGACGAGATATTCCCGTGAACATCAGTCGCAATAATACGATCGAGTTGATCGCGTT